AGTTGTAAGTGGTGCTGTGCCTGATGCACCTGCTGCGCCTTGAGCGCCAAGACCAGCAACGGTATCCCAGTCAGAACCATTATATCTTTTAACTGCCATATTAGTATGCTCCCATAAGTGTCATAGTGCGTAGGTCAGGGTCTGTATCTATTGACTCATCAATCCATACATCACCTGTTTCTGGAGATGAAGGGGTTGTTGTTCCAACATAGATTCTTTTTCCTGGGTCAGCATCTGTTACCGTAATTGGTGAAACCACAACAGTTCCAGTTGTTGCTGTACTTGTTCCCATTCCATCAAAGTCAATGTAATCGTAAGTAGCAGGTGCGCCACCATCAATCTTAACTTGGCTTCCTGCTTGAAGTACAGTCCACTCAAGTCCTGATGTTGTAGCAGAATTAACAGCCAGTACATATCCATTTGTAGATGCGGAAGTAAGAATTGTTGAACTGTCTGCACCTGTTCCAACAATTAAATCACCCTTGGCATTTGTATCAAGACCTAAAGTTACGCTGCCAGATGTCCCGCCACCTTGAAGCCCGTTACCAGCAACGACTGCGGTTATATCTCCAGTAGATGTAAATACTTGCCAAGTAGAAGTTCCACCATTCCAGACATACATGTTGTAATCTGTAGTGTTGTAATAGATAACGCCATTGGTTAATGGGTTTCCATCATTGTCAGTAGTTGGAGGAGTAACCTTTGGTCCAAGGTAACGGTCATCAAATGACTCATAAGAAGCAGCAGCGCTGCTTGCCGAAGTTGCTGCAGATGCAGCACTTGTCGCTGCGGCAGATGCACTGTTGGCAGATGATGTTGCAGAGTTTGCTGCGCTAGTAGCAGATGTCGCAGCAGCGGAAGCAGAAGCAGCAGCCGATGTAGCGCTTGTCGCTGCAGCAGTTGCAGATGCAGATGCGTTTGTTTCTGATGTAGCAGCAGCAGCAGCCGAGGCTGCAGCAGCACTGGTAGAAGCGGCAGCACTTGTCGCAGAAGTTGCTGCAGCAGTAGCACTAGCAGCCGCGCTAGTAGCGCTTGTAGCAGCAGCACTGGCACTGTTAGCAGCACTGGTTGCATAGCCTGCGATAGTAGCCACAGAAGCAGCAGCAGTTGTTGCCGAAGCATCAGCGCTTGTTGCGCTGGTAGCAGCAGCCGTAGCAGAAGTAGCAGCGCTAGTAGCGCTTGTCGCTGCTGCGGTAGCAGAGGCTGCAGCGGAAGTTGCCGAAGTAGCAGCAGCCGATGCGCTAGTAGCCGAAGCGCTTGCAGAAGAAGCAGCGGAGGTAGCACTGGTAGCGGCACTTGTGGCTGAGGTAGCAGCAGCAGTAGCACTAGCAGCAGCAGATGCTGCGCTAATTGCGGCAGAAGTAGCCGAACCAAGAATTGAATCTACATAATCTTTAGGTGTAGCAGATGATGACACCATGCCTGCGCTGGACAAGCCAGTAATAACAGGTGAACCTGAAATAGTTGGACTTACAAAAGTAGCAGCAGAGGCTGTGAATGAACCAGTAAATGTGCTAGTTGAAATAGTAGAACTTGTTACTGTAACAGAAGTAAATGTTCCACCAGTAACAGTAGCGCTTGAAGTTACCGCACCAGTAAGGGTAGCGCCATTAATTGTAGGTGTAGTAAGAGTCTTTTGTGTAAGTGTCTGTGCTTTGAGAGTGCCAACGATTACACCATCACCTGTAGCAATACCGTGAACATGTGTTTGGTTTGCAGCAACAAGAATAGTTTCATCAATGTTATAGCCACGAGCAGCAATGTGGTTCTCTGATTCACGGAAGTCACGACCCGATACACCATGTCTTACGACAGCACCAGCAGAGTGTGCTACACCTTGGGTGCCATCGGCACCACGGTACACGCTAAGAGTTGTACCTGAGCCAGCAAAGACTGTTAGTACTTCTTCCTTAGATGTGTCAGGGTCTACGACAAGAGTGTATGGATATGAAGTCGGGAAACCGCTGACAGAGCCAACAATAAACGAGGTGTTTGCTGCGCCTTGTGCTTGTGCTCCGATAGCGCCAACTAGCGCTGTTTCGATTGCGGTTGAGGAGTAGTACCGTGCTGGGGAGCCTGGGTCGCCTGCTGCCATTTTTTAACCTATCTCTGGTAGTGGGAACGGATTGGATGTTGACGGCGCTGGTTGTCCGCAACTTCGTTTAAACGCTGTTGGTAAATATTAAATAAGAATCTGGAAGCGTTCTGTCCAGAACCTGTTGGTCGCACACCATCAAGAATGTCTGCAGATGCCGACTGAGGACCAAGGCGTGAAGGGTCCAAGAAAGAAATCATTCGGAAGGCTGCGCCATAGATGACTACATCTTCTGAATACGAAGGCATGCCAGTGGTTGTCTCATAGACATCTGTGCCACTGGTCATAAGGGTTGGGCGCTTTGAGTAGAACACATGAACTGTTTGCCCAGGGACAATGCCTGCGTAGATGCTGATGCTGCGAGCAGATGAGAAAGCATCTGTATCTGCTGAGCGGTCTAAGTTGTACGCACGAACTGGCATCCACTCTTTAGTTGGACCAACAGTTGAGTAGGTAACGCTAAGCGCATTTTGGAAATCACTAGGCAACTGATATGTAGTGCGTGCTGCGATGAATGTAAAATCTGTACTACCTGTAGCAAATACCATTGGATACATTGCATCAATAGTATTATTAATAGCCTTCTTAATTTCATTGCGTGGGAACAATGGTGATGCTGTTACCTTTGCGTTTTGGTCATGCGTTGCAGCAGTAGTACCACGCTGCCCACGACCCCATGGTGCAAGGATTAATGTGTTAGCCACATTGTCTGTGTTATTAACAAATACAATTTCGTCATCAATCTCTACATAACCACGACCAATACCTGAGGCATCATAAACATTCAGAGTTGTAGTGGTGGTAGTAGCACTGGTAGTAAGCCAAGTGCTTGGCTCAGTGTTTTCTGTGTAGCCATGCAGTACCGCTTCAACGCGGTCTGCTAGGTCATTAAAGGTTGAACTCATAGGTCAATGCTCCTTAGGGCTACAACTGCCGATAAGCCAGTAGTTCCTGCTATCTCGTTGCATATTGCGTTAAAGTCTTTGTAGTTATTAGGCTGGCGTGTTGGGTCAGCCTTATAGTTAAGAGCAGCAATAAGACCAAGACCTGATGTACCAGCCCAGGAATTAGCAGCACCCTGTTCAACTTCACGCGCTGTCATGGGTGGGTAAGTGCCACCGTTGGCAAGACGATTAAGTTCGCTTGCTACTGAACTGCCTGCTGCTCCTGTTGCCATTACTTAGCCTTTCTCCGTGCCGCTGCGTTATCCACAAGATTTGGATATGGTCTGCCAGCCTTCTTTGCAGAAGCCTTAGCCTTAGCCTTTTGTGCCGATGTCAATGGAGTTGACTTCTTCTTAGGGTTTGGCTTATCCCAAAATGCTTTCTTCTTCACCACTTCACCTTGTCTGCCCAGAACGCCGCGCTCATCTTGCCTTTGGCAATGTTCTTTGCGTGACGTGCTTTGAATGATGCTTGACGGGCTGATGGCTTTCTATCGCCAGTTACCCCTTGCTGACCAAATCGAATGGTCTTAACTTGGCTACCTTCTTTGGCAACCACAACATGTGACTTAGTTGGGTGAGATGGAGTGCGCTTAGGCTTGTTAAAGCCTGACACTCCCGCTCGTGCCAACCGAGAATCTTTTTTATTTGGCACGCTTCTTAGCCTTACCAGCCTGAGACAATGCGATAGCAATTGCCTGCTTGCGGTTCTTAACTACTGGTGCTTTCTTTGGACCCTTTGGGTCTTTGCCTGCGTTAAGAGTTCCGCGTTTAAACTCACCCATTACCTTGGCAACTTTGTTTTTCTTAGGAGTACTTTTCTTCATTATCATTTTCCTTTTCTGCCACTGGTCCTTCTTCACCAACACGAACAATCTTTATGTTGTTGTATTGGGCAATGTTTGCCTCTGTTGGAGCAGCGTTAACCGCACGCCCACCTACGCCGTAGGGGTTTACTGAGCCGTAGCATCCACATTTAATGCACATAATTAGTCCTCATCTTCATC